AATGCTCTCAACGGTGAAAAGTCACGTGTTATCGATCAGGGTGAGATTAACAGCCTCCCTAAATCAGTTCGAGATCTCGTTGAAGATTCTGAGGTGGTATTTAAGCCTAACGATGGCCCTCAGTTTGATTTCCTCTCGGCTCCAGAGCAAGATGTCCTGTATGGCGGAGCGGCTGGCGGGGGTAAATCTTTCGCTCTCCTTGCGGACCCTCTTCGTTATTGTCATAATGCTAATTTTCGTGGCCTTCTGCTCCGCCGCACTCTAGACGAGCTAACAGAGCTTATCGACAAATCAAAACAACTGTACCCCAAAGCGTTCCCCGGTGCAGTGTTCCGTGAATCCAAATCAACGTGGAACTTCCCCTCTGGGGCAACTCTCTGGTTCACCTATCTAGAAAAAGACCGTGACGTTACCCGCTTTCAGGGTCAAGCGTTTGCGTGGATAGGCATCGACGAGATAACACAGTATCCGTCCTCTTACGTGTGGGACTACCTACGCTCTCGTCTGCGTACGACTGATCCGGAACTCATGGGGCAACTCTCCATGCGTTGCACAGCCAACCCCGGTGGGGTAGGAGGCTGGTGGGTCAAGAAGATGTACATCGACGCAGCACCGCACAATACGACATATCCGGCAATAGATATCGAAACAGGCAAACCGTTCGTGTGGCCTGTTGGTCACGAGAAAGAGGGAGAGCCTCTGTTCTATCGCCGCTTTATCCCCGCACGTCTGACCGACAACCCATACCTCATGGCGGATGGACAGTACGAGGCGATGCTACGTTCCCTCCCAGAGGTAGAGCGCAAGCGTCTTCTTGATGGGGACTGGGACGTTGCCGAAGGTGCAGCGTTCCCAGAGTTTAGCAGGGTTCGCCACGTGGTTGATCCCGTAGAGTTGCCAACCAACTGGCCTCGCATCAGAGCCGCTGACTACGGCTACAGTTCTCCGTCATGTGTCCTGTGGGGCGCAATCGACTGGGACAACAACATCTGGGTCTACCGTGAACTCTACGGCAAGGGTATGACAGGCGAACAGCTTGCCAGTCGTATCATGGAGATGGAGGCAGACGATCAGCCACCACACTACACGGTGCTTGACTCCTCCTGTTGGAACAAGACTGGGCTTGGCCCGTCTATTGCAGAAACAATGATACGGTGCGGCGTGAGGTGGACACCCTCTGACCGGAACCGTCTAGCGGGTAAGATGGAGATCCACCGTCGTCTGTCGGATGATCCGTACACCAACGAACCCCGTATGAAGATATTCAACACCTGTCAGAACACAATCAAACAACTGTCAGGTATTCCGCTGTCTAAGAACAACAGCGAAGACGTAGACACAAAGGCTGAAGACCACGCCTACGACGCACTGAGATATATGCTAATGACAAGAACATCAGGATACGCAACGATCAACAATCAGCTTCGCGGCATCAAAGACCGTGTGTATCAGCCGATGGATTCGACGTTCGGGTACTAAGGTATGGCAGAGAAACGACTAACATCAGCGCAAAAACGTAATCTCACATTACGAGGTCTTTTCGAACTTGAGGGTTCTCAGAAAGAAAACGTACGCGCAGAAACCGGGCGTTTTATAAAAGAGCTTGAGGGAGTTGTAGACCCTGTATCAGGACAGAATGTCTTGGATATGAAAGTTCAAGATATGGATGTCGGTCAAGTTGTAGGCGACGTAATTGAAAAAAGTAAGTTTGGTATTAGCGACGCTGAAAATAATCCGGAAACACGCACCCGGAGTCAGGGTTTAATTGTTCGACTTAAAACAATGTTTGGTGGAGCGGGATATCCTACAGACTATGTCAACAAAGAAGTTCAAAACTATTTAGGTGAAGACGCTTACGAGGCAAACACTAAAATGAGTTTGTTCAGGGCGCGTAAAACACTTTTAGGGCTTCCTGACGATATTTATCCAAAATTAAAAACTGTATTACAAGACCCCAATTTACCTCAAGACACAAAGCTACAGTTTTCTGCACACTTATTTGGGGGCTTCCGCCCAGCTACTCTTAAAGAATTTGACATTAAAAACTTTGATGCTCAAAAGGGGATAATCTCTGTATATGATGCTAAATCTAAAAAGACAAAGGTAACTGTACTCAATCCTGTTCTTGTCGATATATTTAAACAAGCATCCGAAGGGCGTAAAACTGGGCCAATATTTTTGGATGTCACCAGTAACACTAAAATTATTAATGATAGATTAAAAAATGTTGTTGGAGAAGTATCTTTTTTAAAACCTTCAGGGAATATTGAGAAAGAACAATTTTCTGTATATAAACTTCGCAATATGAATGAGACTTTGCTCTCAGAAACAGGATTAAATACAGAGGATACTGCATTTCTAAGTGGTAGGGCACAAGCCACAGAAGCGGGAGGGTATGTAACTCAGAAAAGCCGTAAACGTAGAGTAGATCGTGCGGGACAAGAAGTAGTTGCAAAAATTATCGGTTATTCTGGCGACGCTAATCCTGCTCAATTTGGAGCAGATACTGGTTTAAAACTAAGTGCCAAATCCAAAAATATACCCATCTTAACAAGTCTTTTAGATGACGAGGATTACGTAAAAGCATTGCCGGAGGGCTTTTTAGAAAGTCTACCTGAAGAAGGTCAAGCACCCACAGGAAAAGCTGCAGAAGCTGATCCAGAACTAACAGAACAACGCCGTCTACAAGCCTTAGAAGAAAGCCGCAAAGTTACAGAAGCGGCGGGACTTGAGGCCGATGATTTAGAAAGGGAGCGTCGCCGCCTCGCATTAGAGCAGCCTGAACTTACTGAAGAAGAAGCGTTGCGGTTGGCTCGTGAACGCGCAACTCGACAACAGGCAACTCAACAAGTTAAACAAGAGAAAAAGGCTGAAACCGCCGCCGCTGAAGACGCAGAGCGATTCGAACGAACGAAAAAGTTCTTTGCTAAAGCAAACGAGGTGATGAGTAAGCTCCCGCCACCTGTTAAAAAAGCAATCCCTATCGCTGGCACCGCCGCTAGTTTACTTGCTGCTGACGCAAAAAGACAAGAGGCAATGGCGGCTGCTGAAGAGGGTCGTCCCATAGTAGCAGCTTTACGAGGGGCACAAGCGGTTGAAGAAGTCGTTAGCCCACTGCCTTTTACCACTGGGGACGTTGAAGATTTGGTTGTTACAGAGAGAACACCACAAGAAGAAGAATTTTTACGTGCACAACGAGAAACACGCGCAGAGCGTATGGGAGCACGTAGAGAAAGGGCTGCATCTGCCCAAATGGATGCACTAATGTCAAAATAGGAGTAGACAAAATGCCGGGTAATAACTATAATTATGGTGCGGGCTACATTATGGGTCAAGACAAACAGTCTGTTGATCAAAACGTAGGCGAAACCCAACTGTACCGTGAATCACTAGAGTTTGATACGAAAACTGCACAAGGCGTTCTCACTGAGGACATGCCTAAGAAGCAGACCAAGCCTACTGACACAGGTATTATGAAACAGGCTGAAGATCACAGCATCTACGGCTAATCCAAAGGGGCCACTATGGACGAGGATATGATGCCATCTGGTGACGATCAACCAGATGTGATTGACAACGCTGAAGAGATAGCCCCCGGACTTGCAGGTTTGATACAGGAACGGTTCCGCTCTGCGGAGACGGGCCGCTATAATCACGAGCAACGCTGGTTGCAAGCCTACAAGAACTTTCGGGGCAACTTTAACGACGGGACGACGCAGTACCGCGATTCCGAACGTTCGAAAGTCTTTCTGAAAATAACAAAGACAAAGGTCTTGGCAGCATATGGTCAGATCGTTGATATCCTGTTCGCTAACAAGAAGTTTCCGCTGACAATTGAGAACACACCTGTCCCAGAAGGGATTGCTGAGTTCGCACACATGGAAACGCCCCTCGATCAAGTTCAGCCGAAACCCGATCCATTTGGATTTGAGGGAGACGGAAGGGAATTGCCTCCCGGAGCACAACAGGCTTCTGAGCCAGATGATTTTCTCGGTGGACTCAAAGACGAGTACGCCGGACTTCCTCTGCGTGAGGGCAAAGCCCGTTTGGGAGAGCCTCAGATCTCTCCTGCCGCTGAAGCAGCCCGTCGTCTTGAAAAGCACATCCACGATCAGCTTCTCGATTCTAACGCAGTCAACGTCATGCGTACTGCTGTGTTCGAGTCAGCACTGTTCGGGACAGGCATCGTCAAAGGTCCTCTCAACTTCCAGAAGACAGTGTGTCGGTGGGAACGTAACGAAGAGGGAGAGCGTATGTACAGCCCGTTCGAGAAGGTTGTGCCCCGTATCGAAGCTGTATCCGTGTGGGACTTTCACCCAGACCCCTCCGCTACAAGTCTAGAGGACGCAGAGTACGTCATTCAGCGTCACCGCATGAACCGCCAACAGCTACGTGCGCTACAGCAGCGTCCATTCTTCGACAAAGAAATTCTTGCCGATGTTATTGCTAACGGTCCAAACTATACCGACAAGTATTATGAAGATACTGTTCGAAACGATGAGAATGACCCTGCATATCAAGACAATCGCTTTGAGGTTCTAGAATACTGGGGCGTACTTGACGCTTACTTTGCCAAAGAGATTGGCATGGACATTCCGGCTGGCATGGACGATCTTGACCAGCTTCAGATCAACGCTTGGGTCTGCGGTCCTCGCGTTTTACGCTGTGTGTTGAACCCGTTTACTCCGGCGCGTATTCCGTACTGCGCCATGCCGTTCGAAGTCAACCCGTACAACATCTTTGGTGTTGGCGTGGCTGAGAACATGGAAGACGCACAGATGCTGATGAACGGTCACATGCGTATGGCGATTGACAACCTTGCTCTCGCTGGCAACCTTGTGTTCGACGTAGACGAGGCGGCTCTGGTTCCCGGACAGAACTTCGACATCTTCCCCGGAAAGATCTTCCGACGACAGTCGGGAGTTACAGGGACAGCAATCAACGGGTTGAAGTTCCCCAACACGGCTGGTGAGAACATTCAGATGTATCAGATCGCCCGTCAGCTTGCCGACGAAGAAACAGGCATCCCGTCTATCATGCACGGGCAAACAGGCGTTACGGGCACAGGGCGCACGGCAGCGGGTCTGTCAATGCTGCTAGGCTCCGCCAGCCTGTCTATGAAAACAGTAATTAAGAACATCGACGACTTTATGTTGAAGCCTTTGGGAGAAGCATACTTTCAGTGGAATATGCAGTTCAACGATGACGCTCCGGATATCGAAGGGGACTTGGAGATCAAGCCTCGCGGTGCTGCAGCAGTCATGCAGAAGGAGGTACGCACACAGCGTCTTACAGCGTTGTTGCAAACGGTAGCTAACCCGATGTTGGCTCCGTTCATCAAACTACCTAACTTGATGCGAGAGCTTGCGATATCTCAGGACATTGATCCTGATAGTCTGGTCAACAATATGGACGAAGCTGCGCTCTACGCCGAAATGCTCAAAGGACTACAAAATGCTCAACAAGGAACAGGCCCGGAAGGTGGCCCCGCTACTCAGCAACCAACAGGCATGGGAGGGGCTGGAGGCGTACCTCAAGGACCTTCACCAACTGACAATTCGGGGGTTGGTGATGGCACAATCGGAACCGGAGTTGCGCCAACTGCAGGGGAAAGCGGCTTTACTGGAAATGCTCCTGAAGTTGAGACTTGATCACGCAGCAGTTATGAAACAAGAAAATGGTGGAAACTAACCCGACAGATCTTTTAGAAGCGGAGACCTCCCCAGTTGCGGCTCCTGTAGTTGAATCTCCTACAGTAGAATCTCCAACTGTTGAGAGTCCTACTGTTGAATCACCGTTTGATTTTGAAATGGAGATTGGGCCTTTTAGCCCTTTTGCTCAACAGCCGGAAGATCCTGAGAACTGGTTTGAGGATCGACGCAGAAGAAAGCGCGAAGAAAAACTACGGCAAGAAGCACAAGACACATTTGGAGAAGCCTCCGCT